GGTGGTACGCATATATATGAAGATATTGTGACCGCTATCGTTGAGGGCAAGATGCAACTATGGCCTGCTGAAAATTCATGCTTGGTTACTGAAATTACTAAGTACCCTAGAAAGAAGGTTTTGCATGTGTTTCTAGGCGGTGGAAATTTAGATGAAATTAAAGGCATGCAAGGTGATGTGATCGCGTGGGCAAAAGCGCAAGAGTGTGAAAGTTTAACGATGAGTGGTCGTAAAGGCTGGTCAAAAGCATTAGCAGACATTGGCTGGAAATCCCAGTTAGTGCTATTAGAAAAGAGGTTTTAGAATATGTCTAAGGGCGGCACAACTTCACAAAGCACACAAATACCAGCATATTTAGAAGATGCGGTAAGAGAAAACATCAACCGAGCGCGTGACGTTTCGCAGATTGGATATACGCCTTACTACGGGGCCGATGTAGCTGCGTTCTCGCCTATGCAACAGCAAAGTATGCGTTCTACTGGAAACGCTGCTAGTGCCTTTGGATTAGCTCCAGAAGGATTTGATGGAACAGCAGGAATCCCTCAAGCACAAACTTTTGCAGGCGGTGTGCAAGGATACTCAAGCGCACCACTTTATGAGCAATCATTAGATAAGTTATTTGCCAACGCGCCAGCGCAATATAACGCTATGAATGACATGTTTATTGACCCGTTTACAGGCGCACGTTCACGCAATAATTACGGCAACGCAAGCCCTGTTATGGGAATGGCTAGGACAGGCGGTGGTAATGGCGGTGATGGTTACAGTTCTACTATGGAACATCATAATGCTTTTTTAAATCGCATGAGAGAAGAGGGTGCTTCTGACGTTTACGACTCAATTTATCAACAGACATATACGGCAGGAGATTTGGTGAATGGTGATACTTTTGTTGGTGACGATGGGCTTAATTACACAGTTGGCTACGATGTTGGTCAAGTAGACCCTAGTTTAGCTAACGCAGTACAGCGAAATAAAATTAATGAAGTAAGAAGTAATTCATCTGCTGTAGGAAGTATTCTTGGAAATACATTACAAGGCTTCCCACTAAGCCGTCTTTTTGAAGGAATTACAGGTATTGCTCCATTTAATTCTAATGATGCCCCAGTGGGCAGTTTATCAACTGCTGATGTGCGTGACGGAAGGTTTGGTGGATTAATTGGTTATGAACAAGAAAATGCTAGGGCGATAGCTGATGCAGCAAATCGACAAGCAAATGAACTTAGTCAAAACAGACTTCAAAACGATATGTTACGAGATGATATTTATTCTAGTGGCGGTCTTTTAGGTAATGATACAAGTGCTGGGTTCTTGGAATCTGGACAACAATTTGTAGATCAATTATCTGAACAAGAAAAGTTTAATTTAATTCAACAAAATACTTTAAATGCAAGATTAGCAGTAGAAGCAAACGAAAGAGCGCAGGCAGAAAATCAGAGAAATATAGCAGCAGCACAAGAAGCAGCTATAGAAGCCGCAAGAGCCGCAGCAGCAGAGAGAGCAAGAATAGCAGCATCGCAAAGAAGCACAATTAACTCAAGTGATGGTGATGGGCCTAAAGGTAATAATAGTTCTGGCGGTTATGGAAAAAGCCAAGCACCTAACGAAGCTGGTTCACGATTCGGTTTATAAGGAATAATATTATGGCAGGCAACGGAAATGGCGGTGGTTTTAACGTCAACACAGCAGCAGCAGGCGGCATCCAGCAAGCAGGCATTGGTACACAAGGCGAATTAGGCTATCGGCCTATGGCTATTGGCGCACCTAGTCAAGCTAACTTGCAGCAATATACCAACCCTTATGAGACACAAGTGGTTAACCAATCACTAGCAGATTTAGAACGTAGCCGATTAATGGCTCAGAATGTGGGTGGCGCACAGGCAAGCGCAGCTAACGCTTATGGTGGTTCACGGCAGGGCATTGCAGAAGCAGAGACTAATCGGGCTTTTGCAGACCAAGCAGCCCGAACAGCATCAGGATTGCGTCAGACAGGCTACCAGAACGCACAAAGCATGGCGCGGCAAGCTAGTATCGCTAATCAGAACGCTGGTCTAGCAGGCTCACAGCAGCGTTTAAACGCATCCAATCAATTAGGCAATATTTCTAACCTTGGTTTTGGCATGGGTCAAACGATTCAGAGCAACATGGATAGGCAAGGCGCAATGCAGCAAGCATTACAGCAGCAGTTGATTAACGCAGGCAGGCAACAGTACGCTGGCTACACTGGCGCACCAGCGCAGTCGTTGCAGTATTTGCTATCAGCAGTCGGTGGCGCACCATCCGCAGGTAATGTTACAAAGTCTAACGAAATGGGCTTAATGGATTACTTAAAGTTAGCTGCTGGAATAAAAGCATTTTAAGGGGTAAAGAATGGGTATTTTAGATTCAATAATGACTCCTATTAGTCAGGCAAAAGATCCTCTGGCAGAGCGTGAGAAGTGGCTTAATATGAGCCAGCTTTTCAATAGCTTTACAATGAATCCTCAAAACAGTCAGGGATATTATGATAGCCAGCAGAAAGGTATTGATCGTAAGCGCGATTCGATTGCTTTAAAGTCTGGTAATGAGCTAGCCGCAGCTAAGTTACAGCTTCAAACACAACAAGCTATGAGACTTATAGGCCAAGAATACCCAGATATAGCACAAGCTATACAAGGCGGCTTTATGACACCTAATGAGGGTGTAATGGAAGCAATGAAGCGTAAAAATGAGCCGTCTGAGACGTTTACAACCATTACAGGCGCAGACGCTACCGCAAAAGGTTTAGACCCAACTAAATCTTATAACATAAGTAGCTTAACTGGAAAGATTAGTGGCATAGGTTCTGGTGGCACAACTATTGTTAATGAGGCTGCTAATGCTGTTCCTGATGTTGACGAGCTTTATAAAATATTGGCTAAAGATGAAGCCGATCAATGGGGTGGATTCTTAAAGGCAGGCTCACAAGCTGCATCAGTTATACCTGACATTACAATGCTTGGTGAACTATTGAAGCAGGCTCCAAGTGGCCCAGTGCAAGGCAGGCTTGCACAGACGTTTAGTGGTTTTAATAATGCGGCTGACGCTGCAAAAGCAATTATTAGTCGTTTAGCCCCTAGTATGCGAGTAGCTGGTTCTGGTTCTACTTCTGATATTGAAGTTCAGATGATGATGGATTCATTAGGTTCATTAATAAATCAACAAGGTGCAAATGCCTTAATTCACGCTGCATTTAAGTCAAAACTTAATTTAGATATTCAGCGTCAAAGCATTGTTCGTAGAGTTCAAAGTGAAAAAATAACCATTAATCAAGGTCGATCTGAATTAGAAAAGCTAGATCAAGTTTCTATATTGTCTGACCCACTACGCGGTTATCTGTCTCAAAGCACTGCGGCATCAATGCAGGCTGGCGGCAAGCCTACTGGAATATCTCAAAAAAAATGGGATAGCATGACCGATAAAGAAAAAGCGTTATTTTAAAACAAGGTGACAAACAATGGCTAGTGAATTAACAGACGCAGAAGTTGATGCTCTTATTAAAAAGTTGCAAGGTGGAGACATTGATAAGGCTCAAGTTAGATCATTTTTTCAAGGATTAACATTTGGCTTTTCTGATGAAATTGAAGCAGGCGCAAGGTCTATATTTTCAGAAACATACGATGAAGCTGTTGGTGAAATTAGAGGGAAATTGTCAGATTATCAAGAAGCCTTTCCTATTGAATCTGCTGCCTATGAGGTAGGCGGTGCTATTGTTCCAGCTATTGCAGCGACAGTATTAACAGGTGGTGCAGCCGCTCCAGCAGTGGGTGGAAGTCTCGTAAGAACTGGAGGCAGACTTGCTTTAATAGGCGGTGCAGAAGGTGCTGCCACTGCATTAGGAACATCAGAAGGTGGTGTATCTGATCGGATTAAAAATGTTCCGTTAGGGTTTGCTGGCGGTGCTGCTTTTGGCCCAATAGGTGCAGCAAGTGGAAAAGTTCTTGGAATGGCTAGTAATAAAGTTCTTGATTTTGCAAGGCGCACATCAGGAAAGCGTGGCGCAACAGTTGTTGAACAAGAATTATTGCGAATGGCTAATGACACTGGATTAACTACAGATGAAATTGTAGGTCGTATTGCTGCTGGCGAAACAATGTCGGATAACAGAACTTTGCATATTAATGTAAGAGCATTAATGGCTCAAGGTGGATTGCCAGAAAAACAAATCCGTGAAACCTTGCCAGCAAGAGCCAAAAGAAAGCGTTTAGAAGCACTATCTGGCGTTAAAAGTGGCCTATCAACAACCACAGATGAAAACGTACTACGAGCCACACGCATGAATGAGGCTGATTGGAAACAAGCTCAAACTGATGGTTATAAAGAAGTATTTGATCAGGCTGACGATGTTAGTCAAAACTTATCAGACGTTACTCTAGGCGCAGTTCAACAACTACCTGATGCAATGACTGATATTAATAAAATATATACGGCTAAAAAATTAGTGCCTTTATTTAAACAATTAGATAACGGGTCTATTGAATATGCCCGATTACCTACTCTTGAAGATTCTGAAATTATTAGACGCACAATTTTTGAAGCTAAAGGAAAAGCATATCGTGATGGTTCTGGTGGATTAGGTGAGGCTTTAGGTGATGTTGAAAGCGCATTACGCAAATCTATTGATAACTTTTCTCCAGAGTTGGGTTCTGTTAGGGCTGGCTATAAAAAAATGATGGGGGCTAGAACACAATTTGAAGAAGGTAGAAAGGCTTTTAACAGCCCACCAGAACAGTTAGAAATTACTTTTAATAAGTTATTAGAAAGCGGTAACGATGTGGATATTCAAGCCTTCCGTGAAGGTGTTATGGCTAAAATTAATGACAAGATGAGTAGAAATGGAAGAAAAGCCTTTTTAGGAAAAATGTCTGACCCAGAATCACTTGAGGGGAAGTTGTTTACTAGCGTATTCCCACCAGAGCAGCAGGCTAAAGTTTTAAGGCAACTTGAACTTTCTGGCACAACTCAAGCTACATCAGAAGTAGTTATAGGTGGCCCAACTACCGCATTAACTAATGCAGCATTAAAACAACAAAATAAAGGAATATCTGTAGGCGAGATGGTTGGAGCAACACTTACACCAAATGTCAGAGATATTGCGGCTGTAGGAGTTAAGCTAATACAAGATTTGGCTCCAAATCTAACAGAGGCGCAGCGCGGAAAAATAGTTGATGTTCTTTTATCGGATAACCCAGAACTAGTAAGAAAAGCATTAACTGATGAAAGCGCAATGATGGCTGTACAAAAGAAAGTTGCACAAATCATGCAAGGTGTTCAAGCATCGGCTCAACGTGGGGCTGCATACTATGGCGGTACACAAGGCGAAAAAGCAACTCAAAGTCTGCTATCTAATTAATAGGATTTAACAATGTCAAAAATGTCAGAACAAGATATTCAAAGTGCGATTAAAACCGCTATTCAATCAGCCATTGATTACGTTGATTCAGATATTGCAGGGCAGCGTGAACGCGCTCAGAAATACTTTGATGGGCTGGTAGACTTAGACCATGAAGAGGGTCGATCTAGGGTTGTATCAACAAAGGTGCGTGATGTAGTTCGTGGTGCAAAGCCAAGTCTAATGCGTATCTTTATGTCTAACAACAAGTTTGTTGAGTTTACGCCCAAAGGCCCAGAAGATGTTGAAAACGCAGACCAAGCCACGGCTTATTGCCATTGGGTGTTTAACAAGGTGGGTGGGTACAACGTATTAAGCAATGCGATACATGACTCTCTAGTTAAAAAAGTTGGTGTGGTCAAAGTCTGGTGGAACCAAGAAACCATTGCTAAATCGTACACCTATGAAAACCTAAGTGATGACGAAGTACAGATATTAGTCAATAAAGAAGGTGTTGAAGTCGTAGAGCATCGACAAGACATTGAAATGGAAATGGATGAATTTGGCTTAGACATTGAGCGAAATGTTCATAGTATGGTTATTTCTCACAAGTATGAAGAGGGGGAAATGGTCATTGAAGGTATTCCCCCAGAAGAATTCTTTATTGATGGTTCAGCCAAGTCTATTGATGATGCGTATATTGTCTGTCACCGCAGCGAGAAACGCGCAGGCGATCTTGTGGCAATGGGTATAGACCAAGAAGTAGTTGATAACCTAAATGGCTCAGACAACGATTCTTTGATTGGTAACATTGAAAAAATACAGCGTTTTGGTGATGCAGTTCAAGACGATGAAAGTGTGGAAAATGACCCATCCATGCGTTTAGTGTTAGTTACAGAAGCCTATCTGAGAATTGACGTAGAAGGTGACGGCATACCTACGCTTCACAAGTTCTTATGCGGTGGTACTAGCTACGAAGTTTTAGAAATGGAACCTTGGGATAAAGCCCCGTTTGCTGATTTTCAAGTTGACCCAGAACCTCATGCTTTTTATGGTCGTTCATTAGCTGAGTTAGTAATAAACGATCAAGACACCACTACCAGTGTATTGCGTGGAATTTTAGACAACGTTGCTCTGGTTAACACTCCACGCCTTGAAGTTAATGAGGATTTGGTGGAAATGGATGATGTGCTAAATAACGAGATCGGTGCAATCATTCGCAGTGAGCAAATAGGGTCGATTAATCCCCTTACAGTGCCTTTTGTAGCAGGGTCTACACTTCCAGCACTGCAATACTTAGATATGCTAGTAGAAGAGAAAACAGGCATTTCTAAGATGAGCATGGGCGTTAACGCTGATATGTTGCAGAACACCTCTGCCACAGCCGCAGCATTAACCGCACAAGCTGGCGCAGGGCAAGTAGAAGTCATGGCTAGAAACCTCGCAGAAGGGACAAAGCGACTATTTAAACTAATGCTACACGTTGCTGTTAAAAACTCTCCTGACGAGCAAATGATGCGTCTGAATGGCAAGTTTGTAGAAGTTGACCCAGCAGTTTGGGATACGGGCATGGACATGGAAATTAATGTCGGTTTAGGCACTGGGCAAGAAGATGCTAAAGCAGCCGCACTAATGCAAACATTTCAAACTCAACAGCAGATTTGGCAGACCTACGGGCCTCAAAATGGCTTAGTTAGCATGACACAAATGCGTAACACTTTAGCAGATACTTTGGCATTAAGTGGGTTCAATAATGCAGATCGTTATTATGCACC